AGCGGAACGAGAAAGCCCTTCGTATCGCGATAGGGTATAGAGGGCAGGCATTACCTGCTTTTGATTATCCGCGGGATAGTTTTGGCAATGTTCCGGGTAAAGTTTACACAAGGGCCATAAAGAGCCTAAAGGAAAAGAAGAAAGGTGAAGGTGCGTTTTTCAGAGGCAGTGGAAAACACCGCAACATAATTTATGAGAAAACGAAGAAAGCCGATGGCGGGAAGGTTCGGCCCTTCCTGATATTGTTCCCCAGGGCGCATTATCACCGGCGCTTCCATTTCTTCAAAGTTGCTCGGAAACAATACGGCAGAGAAATGCTAAGAAACTTTAACCGCAACATAGAAAGAAATCTGAGGGATGCACATTGGAAATAGGCAACGATCTATCTGTTTCAGATATTATGAGGCTGTTCCACTATGACCGAAAGACCTGCACGAAGTATATATCTAAGGCAGGCTTGGTTCCGGTCAGGAAAGGCGGCAAGGCTGTTTATTACGCTTTAGATGATGTGCTGTGGTTCAAGCCGATGATGCAGGACAAGATGACTACATCAGCTCCTACAGATTATGACATTGATGAAGAGCGGGCGAGGGAAACGAAAGAGCGTGCGGACAATCTTGAGATAAAGAATGCCCAGTTACGCGGTGAGTTGGTTCCGGTCGCTGCTTTGAAATGGCTGGTTGGGCGGATTTGCGCGAACATCAACAGCGGGCTTGAATCGTTACCGATGAAATTGAAGCGGCGTGTTGCGAAACTGAATGCCACTGACATCAACCTGATGAAGGCTGAGATAGCCAAGGTTCAGTCTGACATGGCAGACACCCCGTTATCGTTTGACGATTACGATGGCTAAGCTATCACCATTTACAGCCATGCAGGCTATAAAGGCGGCCAGAGAAGGTCTGAACACATTACGAATACCGGCACCGCTCACCCTTTCACAATGGGCTGAGAAGCATTTTTATTTATCTGCTGAGTCATCGTATGTTGAGGGTCGGTGGGAGTCGTTCCCTTTTCAAGTAGGCATCATGGATTGCATTTCCAATGATGATATACGGGAAGTGAACTTTATAAAATCGGCTAGGGTCGGGGCCACAAAGATGATGCTTGCTGCGATTGGATATTTCGCACAGCACAAGAAAAGGAATCAGGCGATATGGCAGCCGGTAGACGGTGACATATCCGAATTTGCGAAGACCGAAGTTGATACAATGCTGAGGGATGTCCCCATTATGAGGACGATCTTTCCTGATTACGGGAAGAAAAGCAAAAACAATACGATGGAACAGAAGATGTTTATTGGTTCCACCCTTCATCTAAGGGGCGGTAAGGCCGCGAAGAATTACCGGAGGATTTCCCCTGATGTTGTTTATTTGGATGAATTGGACGGGTTTGATAGCAATGTTGAGAAAGAGGGATCACCTGTTTCTCTGGCAGCCAAGCGAATTGAAGGGGCTACGTTCCCGAAAATGGTCATGGCTTCGACACCTAGGCTGAAACTTTCATCACTGATTGAGCCACAAGCAGAGGCGTCAGAGCGATATTTCAGGTTCCATATTCCATGCCCGCATTGTGACCATGAGCAGTTCCTAAAATGGGGCGGCCCTGATGCTGAGTTTGGCATGAAGTGGCTGGACGATGATCCTCTGACTGCCGAATACTTGTGTGAAGCATGTCACTCACTGTTTACGCAAGAGGATTATCTGAAAGTATGGGATAGAGGCCGGTGGATAGATAAAGACGGTGTCTACCTAGATGAAAACAATCTGTTCAGGGGCGCAGATGGCGAGATTATGCCTATACCACGTTCGGTAGCATTTCACATCTGGACAGCATACAGCCCGATGACTGAATGGGGCCAGATAGTCAATGATTTCCTGCATGCGAAGAAAGACCCACACGCGCTACAGAGCTTTGTAAATCTTACCCTCGGTGAGCCGTGGGAGGAGGACGAAGGCAAAGGCGCTGATGGTGATGCCCTTTATAAGCGCAGGGAATACTTTGAGACGGAAGTTCCGGAAGGTGTGAATGTAATTACAGCCGGGGCTGACGTGCAGGATGACCGTGTAGAGTTCTCTGTATGGGGATGGGGCGAAGGTGAAGAAAGCTGGTTAATCGACCACAAGTCGATATATGGCGATCTTACCAAGGATACATTCTGGACTAAGTTAGGCACGATGTTCAAGCGTCAATACAGGAAGCCGGACGGCACAATCATGGACGTTCGGCTGGCTTGTATTGACTCGGGCGGTCACTTCACGTCGGAGGTGTACAACTTCTCCAAGCGTGTAGGGCTTCGGTTTATCATCCCTATCAAGGGTTCAAGTCAGGAAGGCAAGCCGGTCGCCCAGTTTCCGCGCAAGAGAAGTAAGGACGGTGTTTACCTTACCTTTATTGGGACGGACACAGCAAAAGATTTGTTGTATTTCCGAGGGTTACAACTTGAACCTGGTGAAGGATATATCCATTTCCCTGTTGAGGAATGGGCAGGTCAGGATTACTTCGCGCAATACTCGGCAGAAAAAAGAACGAAGGTGTACAAAAACGGCAAGCCAACCTTCAGATGGATATGTAAATCCGGTGTAAGAAATGAGGCGTGGGATTGTGCTGTTTATGCCTTAGCCGCCATCCGGATACTGCAGCAGAACTTCGGCATATCGCTGGAAGAACAGGCTATTGCAGAAGTAGTCCCGGAAAAGAAAAAGATAGCACAGCCACAGTCGAATGGCTGGAAACGAAAGAATTGGTTTTAAGGAGATAGCGAATGTCAGCAATAACATTAGCAGAAGCGCAGGCACAGCTTGCAGATTGGTTGGCTGCATCCAGAGCAATCGCATCTTCACAGGAATATCGCATTGGTGGCGTAGGCGGATACTTGGTAAAGCGTGCTGACGCGGCAGAGGTCAGAAAACAGATAAACTATTGGGCGGCGAACGTCACCATGCTGACCAATTCAGCGAATAACATGCCTACAATATCCCACTCATTGGCGAGTTTCAAATGAACTTAATTGATAGAGGCATTGCAAAAATATCACCATCGTGGGCATTAAAACGGGCGCAGGCTCGCTACACGATTAAAGCCTATGAAGCTGTGCAGAAAGACAGGCTACACCCTTCGCGCAGAGATAAGGGTAGCGGCGATGCAGTCATGTCTTATGCCGCTTATGACTTGCGAATCAAGGCAAGGGATATGGATAGGAACAATGATATAATCCATGGCGCATTGAATGTACTGGAAGATAACATTGTAGGAACAGGTATCCGCCCAGAGCCACAGGTTAGGCTTATATCCGGCGAACTTGCAGATGGTGTAAACGAACAATTAACAGAGTTATGGAAAGACTGGATACGCAATCCAGAAGTAACCGGCGAATGGGATTATTATTCCGCCCAGCGTATCAAGTTGCGGACGCTCATGCGCGATGGTGAATTTCTACAGCACTATTTAATGGGTACAGTGCCATTTCTGAAACACGGTACACGGGTGCCGTTCTCACTTGAGATACTTGAACCTGATTATCTGCCATTTATCCTCAATGAGTTTAACGTAAAAGGCGGCGGGATTGTTCAGGGAGTTAAGAAAAACGCTTGGGGTAAGCCAGTAGCCTATCACCTGTATAAGCAGCATCCAGGCGATATTATGAACACCAATACGCTGTCTATATCAGCCCTTAAAGTGGTATCGGCTGACAAGATAGGTCATATCAAACTGGTGGACAGATTAGGGCAGACTCGTGGTGTAACAGCCCTTTCGTCTGCGATGAATCGTATGTATGCCATTAAAGATATTGAGGAATATGAAATGGTATCCGCAAAGATAGCAGCCTCAATGTCAGCATATATCAAAAAGGGTTCACCGGATTTGTTCCTTGCTGGCACAGGCAGTGTTCAGCGGGAGATGGGCTTTGAACCGGGGATGATATTTGACAACCTACAGCCGGGCGAGGAGATCGGCACGATTGATACAAACCGGCCTAACACCAATGTAATCACCTTTAGAGAGGGGATGCTCAAGGCTGCCGCCGGTGGTATTGGTGTGAGCAATTCCAGCATGTCGAAAAATTACGATGGTTCATACTCTTCAAGACGCCAAGAGAATGTTGAACAGTTCAATCGTTATGGTGTTGTATGGCATTACTTCAAGGAAAAGGCCGAGCGGCCTGTATGGGAAAAGTTCGCACTCATGGCAATGACTGCCGGATTGGTGGAATCGCCCAGAGATGTCGATGTCAATTCACTGGATGACGTAACATTCAGTCGCCCATCACTTGTCTGCATTGACCCAGCAAAAGAATCAAGGGCACATAAAGATGACCTTGGCATGGGTGTTACAAGCAAGTCGGAGATCATTCGCAGTCGCGGTGGCAATCCGGAAGATGTAAGGAAGCAAATTGCAAGTGAGAAACAGAAAGACGAAGCCGCCGGAATAGGCGCAGGAGGTAACAATGCGAGCATGGTACAAAATTAAAGATATAGGCAACAAAACCGGCGAGATTTCCATTATGGACGAAATCGGCGGTTGGGGTATCACAGCCAAAGAGTTCACGAACGATCTTAAAGCATTGGGGAATGTTGATACGCTGAATGTAATCATCAATTCTCCCGGCGGCTCAGTATCAGATGGTAATGCCATCTATAATGCACTCAAGAAGCATGACGCGGCGGTGAACGTATCTATTGAAGGCGCAGCTTATTCAATGGGGTCAGTAATCGCTATGGCTGGTGACACAGTAGGCATGGCAGAAAATGCCGTGATGATGGTTCACGATCCATTATCGGGTGGATATGGCAATGCGGCTGAACTTCGCAAACTTGCCGATGTTCTGGATACGTTCAAAGCTGGTCTTGTGTCTGCCTATGTGAAGAAAACAGGCAAAACAGCCGATGAAATCAGCGCGATAATGTCAGAGGAAACATGGTTTACAGCGCAGGATGCGGTTGATGCCGGATTTGCTGACACTATAACCGATGCTGTTGAAGTATCTGCCAGTTTCGACCTTTCAAAATTCAAAAACATGCCGGAGTCGATCCTTGATCGTATTACGGCACCAATTTCAGCCAAGGCTGAAAAAAACCCGGTCAGTGGTCGGGAATCCCAAGAAAGAGGTGATAATATGCCAAATGTAAATGGCAAGGCCACTGATAATACAGTGGACGTAAAGGCAATCGCTGCCGAGGCTAAGGCCAACGCATTGAAAGCTGAAAAGAAACGCTGTGATGATATTCGCGCAGTGTTCGGAAGTTTCGAGGCGCATAGTGAAATTATGACTGAATGCCTGACCGATCAGAGTGTTTCGGTTGATGCTGCAAGTCAGAAATTACTGACAGCTCTCGGTGCTGATTCTGAACCTATTGGCGGCAGTCACGTTATTATCGGTGCTGATGTGACTGACAAGTTCCGTGAAGGTGCTGCCGCTGCATTGCAGATTCGTGCTGGCATGCTGAAAGATGATGGCGCTAATGAGTTCCGTGGAATGACTTTGGGCGATATGGCTCGTTGTTCTTTGGATATTCACAACGTATCTACCAAGGGCATGCGCCGACTGGACATCGTGGGTGCTGCATTCACGCATTCCTCTAGTGACTTCCCTTTCCTGTTGGAAAACACGATTGGTAAGAAATTACAGGCCGCTTATGGTGTCGCTGCTGAAACGTGGCGCGATTGGTGCGCAGTTGGTTCTGTTCCTGACTTCAAGGTGAATAGCCGTATCCGTATGGGTTCGTTTAATTCTCTTGATGTTATTGAAGAGAACGGCGAATACACCAATGGCTCTTTCGGTGAAGAGAAAGAGACAATCCAAGCGCAGACAAAGGGCAAGATGATTTCGCTGTCCCGTCAAATGATTATCAATGATGATCTGAACGGATTTATGCGTGTTGCTGCCCTGATGGGTCGCGCTGCCGCTCGTACTGTTGGTAATGATGCTTATGCAATCCTTACCAGCAATCCTACGATGAATGACGGTATCGCTTTCTTCCATGCGAATCATAACAACCTTCCTACAGCCGCAGCTCCTACAGTTGCGTCTGTTGGTGCTGCTCGTTCTGCTATGCGTTTGCAGAAAGACCCTGATAACAATGACGTCCTGGATATTCGTCCTAAGTATATCCTTGGCCCAGTAGCCCTTGAAGATACTCTGAGCGTATTGATGCGTTCTGAGACTGATCCGGCACAATCTAACAGCCGTAAACCGAATGCCGTGCGTAACGCTGCACAGGTAATCACTGATCCTCGACTGGATACCGCATCATCTAAAACATGGTATCTGATTGCTGACCAGAACGAGGCCCCTGCTGTTGAGGTTGCATTCCTTGATGGGGTTGATACTCCATATCTGGAAAGCTCACAGGGTTTCACTGTTGATGGTATTCGCTGGAAAGTCCGGTTGGACTATGGTGTATCCGCTATTGATTGGCGTGGTGCATTGAAGAACGCAGGCGTATAACTGAATAGTAGGGGTGGCTTCGGCTGCCCCTTCATTTTATAAATAAGGAGAAAGATAATGGCTAAGAATTTTATTGAAGATGGCGATGTCATCACTGTTACCGCGCCTGCCGCTGTAACGTCTGGCAATATCGTACTTGTCGGGACTAACCTGTTCGGGGTTGCGCTTGGCGACGCTGCGACCGGCGCCCCAGTGCCGATTATGATTGAGGGTGTATTCTCAGTCGCAAAGACGTCCGCACTGGCAATCGCTGTTGGTGACATCGTTTATTACCATAGCGCCAGCGGTCTTGTTGATAAGACTGCGACGGGCGGTAAATCGGTTGGTGTGGCTGTAGCCGCAGCAGCTAACCCGTCCGCAACCGTACGTATCCTGTTACAATCAGGACTGTAAAAGGATTGGGGCTTCCTTCGGGGAGCCTCTTTTTTAATGGCACCAACCATCAAAAAGGAGTTTTAATATGGCTATAGATTTCAATGCAGATTTAGCAGCCATATTGAATACCAATGATCTCGGAAAGGCCGCATTATATGAGGCTACAATTGCAGGTATTCCGGTTTCCAGTGCCACCATAAACGGTATATACGAGAATGATTATTTTGAAGTAGTTGGTGGTGATGGCGTATCTGAGTCGAGCAAGCCAGCCTTTTTATGCAGGCAGATTGATGT